CCACATAAATTTTATTTTCAATCATGAATTCATAATACATATTCAACATATCCCATATGCTCATAAATATCAATTTTTCTATTATTATGTAATCTTAAATTAACTAATGTCCCCTTAATATAATCTTGAGGAATTTCTTTTGAAAATATTCTATTTCTAGTTATTTCAATTAAACCTTTACCTGAAGCGATGAGTACTGAACCTCTAGCTCCACGAGTTACAATATTAATCACACTATTTAATCCAGTTCCTCTTTCAACATAACCTACTGGATCAGTTTTAGTTGATTCTCCATTTATAGCTTTAATAATTGCATCACAATCATTCTTAAAATGTATGTTAAATTCTTTAAGTGACCCTGGAATACTTATCCCATTATCCATAAATGAAAAATCAGTGATGTTGGGGTTTGGATATGTTTGACCTATTACAAAACCATTATCAAACTCTGAATGATCATAAACATTACTTATTACTTCATGAAATAAATATTTTAAAGCTTGTGTTTCTTCTTTAGCTGGTTTAATAATATTTAATATTTCTTTAGTTAACTCTTCTGAATTGTCGGTGGCTTCATCCAAAAATCTGAAAGGTAAAGTTGTGTCTTTAGGTTTTGTTATGCCTAATGCTTTATTAAAATAATCCTCAACAACAGGACTTTCAT